CCGGTGGAGCGTTGGGCTATTGGGGTTCGTTCTGGGACACGACCGATCAGGTCGCGCCTGCGGCGAATACCGCCTATTCCGTCAACCTGAACAGCGCAGACCCAGACAATAATGGCGTCAGCGTCGCCTCAAATAGCCGCGTGACGTTTGCTTATGCTGGCGTCTACAGCCTGACGTTTTCAATCCAGTTTGTGAACACTGACAGCCAGATCCACGACGTGAACGTCTGGCTTAGGAAAAATAACGCAGGCAGCTCAGGCGACATACCTGACAGCGACACGCGGTTGAGCGTTCAGCAAAAGCACGGCAGCATCGATGGCTACGGCCTGATGACCGTCAATTTCGTGCTGAAGGTTCTGGCCAACGACTACATTGAAATGATTTGGGCGACGACGAATACTGCGGTGTCGATCCAAACCGTGCCTGCTGGCACGTCGCCTGTCTCGCCTCGGATCCCTGGCGTCATCTTCACGGCGACGCAGGTCATGTATACGCAGGTCGGCCCCACAGGCCCGACTGGACCGACTGGGCCGACTGGTCCGACCGGAGATGCTGGCGTTAATGGCCCGACAGGCCCGACAGGACCGACGGGAGATGCGGGCGTCAATGGCCCCACGGGCCCGACTGGCCCGACAGGTCCGACCGGGCCGACTGGTGATGCTGGCGTTAATGGCCCGACAGGCCCCACGGGCCCGACAGGGCCTACGGGAGATGCCGGCGTCAATGGCCCCACGGGTCCGACAGGGCCTACGGGCGCTGCGTCTTCTGTGGCTGGTCCGACAGGTCCAACTGGGCCGACTGGTCCTGCTGGTAGCGTCAGCAATTCAACCGCGATAAAGTTCGCGATACTCTACGGTCTTTAAGGAGAGCGTAAATGGCTAACCCGAATATCGCCGCCGTAACTGGAATTTACGGCAACACGTCCACGACCGCTCTCTCGTCTACAAGCGCGACGAGCATCGTGAGCAATGCCTCTGCCAGCGGCAAGGTTTACAAGATTAACAGCCTGATCGTCGCTAACGTCGACGGCACGAACGCCGCTGACATCACGATCAATCTCTACAGCGCGGCTGCCCTGGGCGGTACGGCGACGGCGATCGCCTCGACGATCTCTGTGCCTGCTGACGCTTCGTTGATTATCATCGACAAGACGACGGCTATTTATCTCCTCGAGGACAAGTCCATCGGGGCGATTGCTGGCGCGGCGAACGATCTCGTCGTGACCTGCTCTTGGGAAGAGATCAACGCCTGATAGGAACTGGTCATGTCCCGGCGATACAAAGGCGGCGTAATCAGCGCAACCGCTCCCAGCGTCAACCCGCCGGGTAGCGGTGTTTGGACATTAAAGGACAAGTTTCAATCGAACCAGTTTATAACTTATGAGTATCTTGTTGTTGCTGGCGGCGGTGGCGGTGGTGCAACCAGAGCTGGCGGTGGGGGCGCCGGTGGTTATTTAACTGCCTCCAATAATACTGCTACTATTGGCTCTACGACTACTGTCACTGTTGGGGGCGGTGGCACCGGATGGGCTAATGGCAGTTCTGCCCCTGCGGGGGGCAATGGCACCAACTCGTCTTTCGGTAATGCAATAGCAATCGGTGGTGGATTGGGCGGTGGCCGTTCCCCCAGTCAGGGGGGGCAAGTTGGCGGCTCGGGCGGTGGTGGTCAGGGTGATGGTGGCGTCGCTGCTATTGGTGGTGCGGGGACTTCTGGGCAAGGCAATCAAGGCGGAACGTCTAGTGGGAATTTCGGCTGCGGCGGCGGTGGTGCTGGCGCTGCGGGTGCCGATGGCGGCTCGACTTCAACAACTGCCGGTGGCGTAGGTCTGCAATCTTCAATTTCAGGCTCGGCAACTTATTATGCGGGCGGCGGCGGCGGCGGAAACTACAATACCGGCAGCGGGGGCGCTGGCGGTAATGGCGGTGGAGGCGCTGGCGGGAATACTACCTCCCAAGCCGGAACAGCGGGCACTGCAAATACCGGCGGCGGCGGCGGCGGCGGCGCAGACAACGGAAGTGGCGGGAATGGCGGGTCTGGGGTCATAATTATTCGCTATTCTGAAAATGCACCAGCAGCAGCGGCTACTACAGGATCTCCGACGATTACTGTGTCTGGTGGGTATAGAATATATAAATGGACAAGTAGCGGCTCTATCACGTTCTGAGGTAAAAATGGCTCACTTTGCAGAACTTGATGAGAACAATGTCGTCTTGCGCGTCATTGTCGTGTCTAACGCTGACACGTCGGACGTGAATGGTGTTGAGCGCGAAGAAATTGGCGTAGCTTTTTGTCAGTCCCTATTCGGCAGTTCAACTAAGTGGAAGCAAACCAGTTATAATGGGAAATTCCGAAAGAACTATGCTGGGATTGGCTATTCATATGATGCAACTCGTGATGCTTTTATACCTCCAAAGGTATTCTCATCACTTGTTTTGAATGAACAGACCTGTCTGTGGGAAGCGCCTATTCCGTATCCCTCCGATGGGAAGAATTATGTCTGGGATGAGCACACACTTTCTTGGATTGAGGTGACGCCGTGAGTGAACGCTATCAAGCCGGGTTCATCACAAAAACAACCACGACCCCAACCGGCCCCGGTCAGGATGGTTTTGCTGGTGGCGTGTGGACTCTCGATCAAGCCATTGAGTACCAAAAGCAAGGTATTTGGCCTACGCAAGGGTTAATTAACCTTTTGGGCCTTCCGGCTGTTTTTCAATATTCAACCATCACGGCTGGGTCCGAAGCAGGCGCGACAAGGACTGCTGGCGTCACTGATACATTTTCTTGGGTAGTACCCTCTACAGTTACATCTATCAGTGCCGTTTGCATCGGTGGCGGCGGCGGCGGAAGTCGTGGCGGAGCTAATAAAGGCGCGGAGCAGGGTGGTGGCGGCGGGGGTGGCGGCGCACTGGCGTATGCGACAATTTCTGTCACCCCCGGTGAGACACTTACTGTCGGCATTGGTCGTGGCGGCAGAATGGCGAACAGCACTTATAACAATGGGTACGCTGGCGGAGAGAGCTATATAAAGCGTGGCTCTACTTTTCTTGTCCGTGCTGGAGGCGGTCAGGGGGGAAATAACACATCAACCGCGTCTGGTGGGAGCGTTCTTACGGGCAGCGGCGGGGCGGGGGGCAACGGTGGCGCCGGAGACCCCACAGGAAGTTATTTAAATGCAGGCGGCGGCGGAGCTGGTGGGTATTCCGGGGCCGGAGGGAATGGTGCGACTATCGCTGCTGGCGGTATTGCAACTAACGCAACTTCTGGGTCTGGCGGCGGTGGCGGCGGCGGGGGCAGGGCATCTGGAGGTTCTCCCGGCAGCTATTACGGCGGCGGCGGCGGCGGCGTAAACCCGTTTGGAAGTGGTTCAAGTGGAGCGGCTGGCACCAATACAACAGGCTACGGCAATGGCGGCGGTGGTGGGTCTGGCGGTGCCAGCGGCAACAATGGAAGTGAGTCCGCATCTCTTACAGGACAAAACGGTAAGGGTGGCGCTTATGGCGGCGGCGGCGGCGGCATTGGATACAATGTGAACTATGTCGCTCAATACAATCAGGCGATTGGGGGTCCAGGCTGCGTCCGTATCGTAATCGGCTCAAACTATTATCCGAGCGGAACATCAGAAAATACAAATGAGATAGTTTTGACCAGCAGCAGCACTTGGACGGTTCCTGCTGGCGTGACTTCTGTTTCGGTTGTTTGCGTCGGTGGCGGTGGCGGCGCGACAAGTACAACTAGCCAAGCGGGAGCTGGTGGCGGGTTGCGTTACTACAATAATCTCACAGTAACTCCGGGGTCTTCTATTAGCTATACCGTTGGCTCCGGAGGGACTGGTGGTTCTGATGGGACGTCAACTAACGGTGGAGATACGTGGTTTAACGGTACTAATACAGGTAATGCGTCCGTCTGGGCTGGTGGTGGTCAAAAGGGATCTTCTACCATTAACACTAATGCTACTGGAGGAACTGGCAGCACAATATCCGGCTCGATTGGAGGCGGGAATGGCGGCAATGGCGGAGACTCCGACACTGGGTCCGTTTATTCAGGGGGCGGCGGCGCAGGTGGATACACGGCGGCTGGCGGCGCGGGTGGTGACAATACTTCGTCTGGGTCAAGCAGTACCGGCGGCGGTGGTGGCGGCGGCAGGGGAAGTTATGCCGGTGGTGGCGTGGGGCTCTTCGGGTTGGGCGTAAATGGTGTTGGAGGTAATACTTCAAGCGGAACTAATTTTCCGTCCAGCAGCGGAACTGGGGGTTCAAGCGGCGTTATCAGCCAAGTTGGCGGGTCAGATAGCGCGCAGAACTCGGGAGGCACTATTGGCGCCTCATATGGGGGTGGGGGCGCCGTTTCCTCAAATGGTGGTATTGGCTCAATTCGCGTGATCTGGCCCGGTAACGCGCGCACATTCCCTTACATGGCGGGGAGGTAATCATGTTTGCCCGCATTAAGGACAATCAAATCACCGAGTATCCGCTCACTGAGTGGCACATTCGCCAGCGGATCAACTTCTTTGGCAGCGCGCCGAGCTTTGACGTGCTGCTTCCTTATGACTACATCCACGTTCAGGATGGCTCTCGTCCGTCGTTTGATCCAGAAACGCAAGAGCTTTCCGAAACGAAGCCCGTTATAGTCGATGGAAAGTGGACGAGGAATTGGGTCGCGGTATCCAAGCTCAACGAGCAAGAGCTTTCGGACTACAGTGATAAGCTTGCTCAAGAGCGAGTTGCTGCATTTGAGCGTGAACGTCAAAGCCGCATAGATGCTGCAAATGAGATCATCGCCAGATATAATGCTGGTGAGGTTGTTTATGCGTCGATCAGCCTTCAGGACTGGCAGGCTTACGCGCAGGCGCTTCAAGGTGTTCAGTACAATGAAAATGACCGCCTCATCGAGTGGCCTGTCGATCCCGCTGTCTTTCTGCTCTAACCAGAACTGAGATCAAAAATGAAGACGATCATTGCGGCATCTGGTGGCGTGGACAGCACATACGCTCTTTGGAAAACGCTGACATCGACGCAAGATGACGTGACCGCTGTCACGCTGAACTTCAACGGCATCACGCCAGAGATCAAACAGCAGTACGACGTTCGTGGCATATCGGGCATTAAGGGGTCTTCTCGTTCGGCTCGCGTCAGCCTCATCACCGATTGGCTGCGCCAGAACGTCCGCGAGTTCACGAGCGTGACAGTCAACGTCCTTCCCGACCTTATGGACAAGGGTCTGCCTAACAGCCCACAGACGATGCTGGTCAACTGGGCCGTTCCGAAGATAAATGCTGGCGAGGCTGACAAGATCGTCAGCTCGGCAGAGCGCGAGAACGACGGCTATGCCAACTGTGGCACGGTATCTGACCGCATGGGCGGTGCGGCAGCCGCCAAGTCCGTATTCGTACAAAAGGCCACGCGGGGCGAGATCGACTTCATGCTTCTTGATCCCGCTTACAGCCATGCCGTTGCTATGTCTGAGATGCCTGCGATCCTTGTGGATCTCACCCGCTCCTGCGACCGCAACATGGAGGCTCCATGCGGGGTTTGCCTGAAGTGCAGCAAGCGCAAGTTCTTTGCCGAGGCTTTGGCGTCTGGTAAGACCGCCGCTGAAGTTACTCAGTACGTAATCAACAAGAGCACGCCACAGCCGGGTCGCTGGCGGTCTATGAAACACTGGATCGCGGAAGAGGTGCCGACCTGCGACCGGCCTGCATCTAGCGAGACATGGGACATGCCTTCTTGGCCAACTTCTTACAAGGTGCCGTAAAAAAATAGGTGCGCGAATGGATGGGGAACTGAAGCCGAAGATCTGCGTTTATGCAATCAGCAAGAATGAAGAACAATTCGTAGAGAGGTTCTGCAAGTCGGCCAAAGAAGCCGACATGATCCTGATAGCCGACACCGGCTCGACGGACCAGACAGCCGAGGAGGCGCGCAAACATGGAGCGATTGTCCACGACATTTGCATCAGCCCTTGGCGGTTTGATCTCGCTCGTAATGCTGCTCTGTCTCTTATTCCCCGGACTATGGATATTTGCATTAGTCTGGATTTGGATGAACTTTTAGAGCCAGGCTGGAGGGAGGAGATCGAGCGTGTCTGGAAACTCGGAGAAACGACCCGCCTCCGGTATTACTTCGACTGGGGATGCGGCATCAAATTCAAATACGAGAAAATCCACGCACGGCACGGCTATCGTTGGCACCACCCGTGCCACGAATACCCCGTCCCTGATGGACGTATCTCGGAAGTTTGGGCTGACACAGATATGCTGCTCGTCAGTCATCATCCTGACCCGACAAAGTCCCGAGGCCAATATCTTGATCTGCTGAGGATCTCGATTGAGGAAGACCCTCACTGCCCACGCAACGCCTTCTACTACGCCCGCGAGCTTTCCTTCCATGCCCACTGGCGGCAGGCGATTGAGGAGTGCAAGCGGTATCTGGCGCTGCCTCGAGCCACATGGATGAATGAGCGGTGCTACGCCTACCGCGTCATGGGCAAATGCTATGAGGAGCTTGGCGATTGGTGGGAGGCCGAAAAGGCCTTCCACGCTGCCGCCGCAGAGGCGCCGAACACGCGCGAGCCTTGGTGCGAGCTGGCGATGCTGACATACAGGCAGCGGCGCTGGGAAGAGACGTTTGCCTTTTCAATGCGAGCCCTTAAAATCAAAGACAAGCAGTTGGTCTATACCTGCGATCCAGCGGTCTGGGGGCATTGGGCCCATGACCTCGCCAGCATCTCGGCCTGGCATCTCGGCATGAAAGACATAGCGATTGAACAGGCGAGACTTGCGTGCGAAAAGTCTCCAGACGACCAAAGGTTGGCTCTCAACCTCAAGTTTGTGATGGGGGAACTTGAGGAGGAAAATGGCGAAGCGGCATGACGGATCCCCAGATCATCTTCAATATCATCGTTGGTCTGGCCGCCTTCTTCGGCGGCTGGACGCTTAACACCATCACGAAGGCGATCGAGCGGCTTGATACCGACGTCCGCAAAATGCCTCTCGTTTATGTCACCAAAGACGACTACCGGCGCGACATAGACGAGATCAAGGACATCCTGAGCAAAATCTTCGACAGGCTTGAAGGCAAGGCTAACAAATGAGCCTTGATGTTGATCGCATCACGAAATCAGTCGGTGCGGTCACGGCTGTGTTCGCCATGATCGGGGGCGGCTACACGGCCTCAGATAAGCTTGGGCTATTCAGAAAGCCCATCCTTGAGTGGTCTCCAGAATACTTCAGCATCACCGACGGCCCGGCGAATGGCGAGTTCGCTGTCGTCGCCGCTAGAATAAAATACCGAGACGACTGCTCGGTCGAGCAGTTCTACCTTGAGGTCAGGGACGCTCGGTACATCGTTCACAAGGCGACGCCGTCTATCGCCAAGTTCTCTGGCCCAGCCACCGAAAAGATAGACAAGTTCGGGTACACGATCACGCTGGAAGAGCCTGCTCGAGTGGCTCCGGGTCGCGCTACCTTGCTGGCTCATATCAAGTACAAGTGCCCAGAGGGCGAAGTTCTGATGAACTACCCCGACCATGCGAACCTGACGTTCAACATCACAAAGTAGGAGACCAACATGCGGATGTCTGACGCAGGGATCGCCCTCATCAAGGAATTCGAAGGCTGCCGCCTGACGGCCTATAAATGCCCGGCTGGCGTCTGGACGATCGGCTATGGCCATACCAGCGCGGCGGGATCTCCCGAAGTGACGCCTGGCATGACGATCACCCAGCAGGAGGCTGAAGACATCCTGCGGCGGGATCTCGTGAAGTATGAGAACGGTGTTATCAAGCTTGTGAACGTCGACCTGACGCAGGGGCAGTTCGACGCCCTCGTCGACTTTGCCTACAACGCAGGCGTCGGCGCCTTGGGTAAGTCGACCCTCCTCAAGAAGGTGAACGAAGAGGAATTCGACGCCGTCCCGACTGAACTGATGAAGTGGACGAAGGCTGGAGGCCGCGAGCTTGCAGGCCTTGTTAGGCGCCGACGTGCTGAGGCTCGCCTGTGGCGTGGCATTGAGGCTCAAACGCCTGTCGATCACTCTGAGAGCCGCATAGAGCCTGACAAGCCTAAGCCGTCCAAGTCGATTACGCAGTCCAAGGAAGCTAACGCCGCGGTCGCCGCCGGCGGCCTTGGCACGATCGCCATCGTGCAAGAAATCATGCCAGTGGTGAAGGAAGGCGGCAGCATCCTGAGCGGCCTCAGCCCCACGGTGATCATCCTCCTCGTGATCATGCTGGCGGCTGCCGGCGTTTGGTACTGGCGCAAGAAGAGGCTCGACGAGGAGGGCGCATGATCGCATTTCTCTTCACGCCCATCGGGCGTTACGTCACGATCGGCGCCGTGATCCTTGTGGTTCTAGGCGCTGTTTATGTTAAGATAAGAGCCGACGCCGTGGCTGAAGTTCAAGCTAGGGCGACGGCTGATGCCCTCGGGAGAGTTCAGGATGCGGTTCGCGCTGGCGATAGTGCTGTTATCAGCCCTGAGCGGCTGCTCGAAACTGACGGGCATCGTCGAGACTAATTCTGCGGCCTGTTCTGTCTGGAAGGACATTTCTTGGTCGAAAAAAGACACGCCTCAGACCATCACTGAGGTCAAGGTTAACAACGCCCGCCGCGACGGGTTCTGCCGAGGGGCTAAATAATGGCCCAGAATATGACCTTTGCGTCCCTCCAGACGGACCTGCGCCGGTATCTTGAGCGTGGGTTCACGCTGGCGTCGGACGAGATCGTCTATGAACAGCTTCCGCGTTTAATCAATCTCGCCGAGCGTCGCATCGCTCGAGAGCTGAAGATTGAAGGCCTGATTAACGTCCTGACCGGCACGTTTCAGGCGGGCCTTGCTGTTTATCCGAAGCCCGACCGCTGGCGTTCGACGGTGAGCTTCAACTTCGGCGTTGGTGATCAGGGCGACGAGTACACGCAGCTCTATCCCCGCTCCTACGAATACGTCCGCAGCTACTGGCCTGACCGCACCCAGACTGGCGTGCCTGTCTTCTATGCCGAGTATGACTACAACAACTGGATCGTGGCTCCGACGCCTGACGCTGCGTATCCCTTCGAGGTTCTGGTTTACCAGCTCCTGCCGCTGCTCGACGACGCCAATCAGACGAACTGGCTGACGGACTACGCGCCGCAGGTTCTACTCTATGGCGCCCTTCTTGAGGCGACGCCGTTCCTGAAGAACGACGAGCGCATCCCCGTGTGGCAACAAATGTATGACCGAGCGGCGCAGGCCCTAAATGGCGAAGATCTCTCCAAGATCCTCGACCGTTCCGCCCGTCGGACGGAGGTATAAATGACGACCTATACTGAAGTCTTCGGCGGGACCAACATTTACCCGTCTGACGTTTCTTATCTGGCCTTCAACCTGACGTCATCTGACGTCGTGCTTGCATGGCCGACTGAGACGAACGCTCCGAACACTGTCGCTGATTACATTGCCGCCAGGATCATGAACGTCAACTCGACGGGATCCAGCCGCAAGGTTTATCTGCCGGAGGCCAATCAGGCGAGCGTCGGCGAGTGCTTCCTCTTCAACAACGTCGGTAATACGACGTTCACTGTCGTTGGCAGCACGGGCACGACCATCTGCTCTGTGGCGGCTGGGCAGCTTTGGCAGGTCTACATGACCGCCAACGCCACGGCTGCGGGTGTTTGGTCCTCTTACCAGTTCGGCTCGACGACGTCTCAGGCTAACGCTGGCGCGCTGGCTGGCGCTGGCTTGAAGGCGATCACGACGACGCTCAATCAGGCCATCACGGTCGACGATCTGAACTCCAATTACACGCTCGGAGCGACCGAGCGCGCCCATCTGATTAACTGGACAGGCGCGTCTGGAACTCTCAGCCTGACTGCTGCGGCGACGCTTGGAGACGATTGGTTCTGCTACATTCGAAACAGCGGATCCAGCTCCGTCACGATCGATCCTGCGTCTTCTGAACTTATTGACGGCGCCTCGACGCTCGTCCTCGACACTGACCAGTCGGCGATGGTTATCTGCGACGGCACAGCTTTCTACACGGTCGGCCTGAGCAGCGGTGGCACGACGAGCTTTGACTATACGTCGATCAACATCGCCGGCACAGGCAATTACACCCTCGCAGGTTCTGAACTGAACCGCATCGCCTACAACTTTACTGGCACCCTGACCGGCAACAGAAACATCATCGTCCCAACGACTGTTCAGCAGTATTGGGTCACGAATGCCACCAGCGGCGCTTACACCATCACCGTCAAGACCAGCGCAGGCACTGGCATTCTGGTCCCGCAGGGCGAGGCCCTGATCCTTTATTGCGACGGAACTGACGTCGTTGAGGGTCAAACGCAGTCCACAGTCGCCACGCCCATCCCTGTCGCCGACGGCGGCACGGGGGCTACGACTGCATCCGGCGCCCGTGTGAACCTCGGCGGCACGACTGTCGGCATTGGCGTCTTCACTGCCGCAAGCGAAAGCGCGGGCCGTATCGCCCTCGGCGCGACGACTGTTGGCGAAGACTTATTTACTGCTGCGAATGCTGCGGCTGCCCGCACAACGCTTGGCGCGACGACTGTCGGCAATGGCGTTTTTACGGCAGCGACTGCATCTGATGGTCAAGATGCTCTCGGCGGCACGACTGTTGGCAAAGCAGTGTTCACGGCTGTCGACCAAGCCGCCGCCCAGTCCGCGATCGGCGTCTCTAACACCACGACGAAAGCCTTCGCCGTTGCAATGGGCATTGGGATCCTGAGCTAATGGCCATCACGCCGTACATCATCAAGTCACTGCCCGGCATCAAGCGCGATGGAACGCGCTTTGAGAACGGGTTCTATGTCGACGGCCAATGGTGTCGGTTTCAGCGCGGTCTTCCTCGCAAAATGTGGGGCTATCGCAGGCTGACGAATGAGCTTTCCGAAATCTCTCGAGGCCTGAGCGCCTATAACCAAAATGGCCTTCTCTACATCGCCTCTGGTAGCGCGAGCTTCATCGAGCAGTTCTCCGTCAATCCAAACGGCGTCATCACGTCCGTCTCAGACAGGACGCCTTCTGGCTTTGCGACAGACCCTCTGCATCTGTGGACGTTCGACACGAGCTTCGACAGCGTTGGCGTATCGCCTGGCGCTTATATCTTAGCGCATCCGGGCAAGAACCTTGCTGAGATCGACAGCGACGCAACTTCTGATCTTTACTGGGGTCTCGTTAACGACACGACCGCTCTGACGACAAACAGTGCGCCTGCCGTCTCTGGCGGCGTCGTCAGCCTTTATCCTTACGTATTCGTATTCGGCTCAGACGGTTTCGTCGCTTGGTCTGTCCCAAACAACCCGAACGACTGGTCCAGCACCGGCGCTGGCGAGGCATACATAACGTCTCAGAAGGTCGTTGCCGCTCTCCCGCTGCGCGCTGGCCCCGGCAACGCGCCCGCTGGCCTGTTCTGGTCTCTCGACAGCCTTATCCGCTGCACATTCGTCGGCGGCACGCCCATCTTTCAGTTCGACACGATCAGCGCCCAGACGTCGATCTTGTCGAGCCAAGGCGTCATTGAATACGACGGCATCTTCTACTGGTGCGGCGTCGACCGCTTCTTGCAGTTCAACGGCGTCGTGCGCGAAATCCCGAACCAGCTCAATCAAAACTGGTTCTTCGACAATTTGAACTACGCCCAGCGTCAAAAGGTCTTCGCCTACAAGGTGCCGCGGTTCGGCGAAATCTGGTGGTGCTATCCGCGCGGCAATGCGACTGAATGCACGCACGCCGTCATCTACAACATCCGCGAGAATACTTGGTACGACACCGAGCTGCCGAATGATGGTCGATCGGCTGGCAAGTTCGCGACGGTCTATCAGTACCCGATCCTGACCGGCGTGAAGGAAGACAATGGCTCTTACAAGTTATGGCAGCACGAATACGGCGTCGATGAAATTGACGGCACGACCATCAACTCGATCCCGTCATATTTCCAGACCGCCGACATTTCTTTCGTCGCAGATCAGCAGCAGCCCAGAAACAGGGCCCTGCGTTGCGCGATGATTGAGCCTGACTTCGTTCAGGCGAAAGACATGACGGTTCAGATCACGGGCCGCGCCAACGCCCGAGCCCCTGAAGTTACGACCGACGAAGTCGTCATCCGAGATCCTGCCCAGACTGACCAGCCGTACCAGCAGGTGGTCTTCTTCAAAGAGACCCGGCGCGAGATGCGGTTCATCTTTAAGTCCAATCAGGTCGGCGGCGACTACCAGATGGGCCAGTGCATCGCGCACATTGAG